GGGGCGTATTGCTATACGCCCCTACGGTAGGTGCGGCTTCGAAGTCGCCTTCTTCGTAGCCGCGTTTGGCGAGGAGCTGGGGGCTGGGTTTGCGTCCGGTTGCGGTGCTGTAGATTTGGTCGATTTCGGCTTGTACTTTGTCGTTTTCGGGGGCGTCGTAGAGGTAGAAGGCGATTTCTTCGTCGGCGTTGCCGGGCAGGTTGTTGACTTCGTCCATCCAGCGGATTGCCTGGTTGATGGCTTTTTCGGCGAGCTGTTTGCCACTGGTGAGCGCATCATCCTGAATTTCCATGCCGCTTTTGCTGCTGGCGTAGGCTCCGGTGCCTGCGCTGTTTGATGCCGCCAGGTCACTACCGAGCCAGAGCATGTTGATGGTGCTGCGGCAGGATTTTTTGAAGATTTCGTAGGCGTCGCTGGTGCTGCTACGCCCGGTGTTTTCAACCTTTTCTATTCGGGTGCCTTCTTCAATGACGGCGACAGCGGCGTTGCGGAGGCGGCGGAGGGCAAGCTCTACCTTTCCTTTGTAGGTGTTGTCGCTGCCGGGTGGCACCCATCCTATCCAAGGATCTCGTCCATCATCTTCCAAAAATCCGATGTGGTATTCGAAGTTTGCGGCGAGGCCTTTGCTGTACCAGTAGGCTTCGTCGAGGAGGCCGTTGCCGTAGGGGTTTTTGTAGCTGGCTTCGTGCTGGATGAGTATAAATTTTCGAGGCCATGTTTCGTCCACCTTGATACCGTTGGGATTGTCACGGGTGATGAGGAGCAGCTCGTTGGCCTGGTTGAAGCGGAACCATTCTCGGGGTTTTTCTTCCAGGTTGGTGATGATGTTGTAGCTGCCAACTTTCGCCCAGGTTGCTTCGAGGACGGTGTAGCCGAAGTCGCGGGCGCTGACTGCTGCGGGGATAATGTCTGTCAGCGGCAGGTCTCGGCAGATGTTCCGGATAGTGGCGGCACGTTGTCCGCGTTGGGTGACGCGGCTGATGTCCCAGTCGAGTTTTTTTATTCCGTCACGGAATCGGCGAGCTACGGCGGCGATGTCGGGCTGTTTGAGGGTGGTTTCGTAGACTTCGATCTGTTTGACGATGCTTTGCAGCACTTTGCTGGGATGCGGGAGCAGCCGAGTTACATCGATGAGGCCTTCGGCGTAGGTGCGGATGGCAATTTCGTCGGTGATGACGCTTGGTGTGGTGATTTTTTTAGTTTTCATGTCTCATGGTGTTTGCGCGGAAGCTGCCGCTGTATCCTTCGAGAAGTGTGTCGAGTCGCTCGCTGCGCCCGATGGGAGTTTCGTTTGTGGTGACGGCTTCTGGTATGTCGGGTGTTGCAGCTCCGATTGCGTGTAAAGCAAGGGAGATGGCGGTGTAGTAGTCGCCGTGGCTGTTGGGGTCGCTTTGGTTTTGGCTTGCGACGTAGCGGACGTTCCCGGCGTCGGTGGTCTCTTTGCGGATGCTGTGGAAGTCGTCGCGGACGGTGTCGGAGACGGGTATTTTGAGCATTCGGTCGGTGAGGGCTTGGTAGACGGCGTAGGCTATTTTTTCTTTGAGCACGAGGTTGAAGTCAATTTTTTCAACCATGTAGGGGCCAAAGTCGGTCTGCAGGCGTTCGACGGTTTCGCGGCCCATGCCCCGGTTATCGACGCAGGAGCGGCGAAAGCGTGCCATGCGGATGAGGATGCGGGCGCAGTCTTGCTGGACCTGAAAGCGCATTTGTTCGAGCGCGGCGAGGGCACGGATGAACTTGATTCCGGCGTGCTCTTCGATCAAACAGAGGACGGTGTAGTTGATGTCGCGCCCAATGTCCATGCCAAGATAAAAGGAGCCTGCGCCTTTTGTTTTGACGGCTTCGGCTATGGATTCAAACCATTTGAGGGCTTCCTGTTCTTGTTCGGATCCGGTGAATTTTTTGATGTCGTCGTAGAGCAGCTCTTCCATTTCGCACGATACGAGGAGATCGTAGCTGAAGAAGGCTCCGGCTTCATCTTCGGGGATGCAGCAGTATTCTTGTTTCCATCTCCGCTGGCCTTCTTCGCGTTCGAGGTTCTGAAGCCATTCCTGCCGTTCGGGTTCAGAGAAAGGGCGTTTGTAGATTTTTTCGAGCAGGCCGTCTTGTACTGCGCGCTGGATTGGTATGCTGATGAGGTTCCAGTCGGCGCCCAGGAGGCCTTGCCGATATTTTTTTATGAGCTTGTTGAATTCGCTGTTGATGCCTTTGTGGGTGCTGACAAAGCTGAAGGGAAAGCGCCACATGCGGGATGGCAGGATGGCGTCGAGCATTTCGGACTGCTGTTTGTGGATGGCGAATTCATCAGCAATTTTGTAGCCTCTCCATCCTCTCATTGCGTCTGCGTTGCTGGAGAGGGCGGTGACTTCCATTTTGTTGGGGAAGCGGATGTTGTAGGTGTTGACGGTCTCTTCTTCTTTGGTTGCGGTGTTGAAGATCTTGATCTGGTCTTCGTAGGTGGCGTCTACCGTGCTTTTGATGAGCCGGGCGAGCTTTGCCCAGGCAGCGCAGTCATTGATATACTGTTTTGCAAGTATCCTCGTTTTTGTTGCGAAGAAGGTTGGGTAGCGGCCTTCTTTGCCGCTCCATTTGTAGCCTTTATAGGCGAGGGCCCAGCTTAAGCCCTCCTGCCTTCCTTTCTCTACGAGCTGCGCTATATGCTCATCGCGGATGACCTCGATTTGGTAGGGCATAAAGACCTTCTCTTCGACAATCGTGCTCTTGATTGCGAGTAGCGGAATCTCTTCCGGATGTAGTGGCTTTTTAACCAAGGCCGAGTTGCATTAAGGTTTGTTGCATTTGGCCCATGACGTCTTCGAAGCGTGTGGCGGCTTTTTGTTTGTCGATGTCGCCGGGCTGCGCTCCAAGGGCGGTTTCTTCGTAGGCTTTGAGTTTTACGAGGCTGGGTGCCATGCCTTTGATGAAGTTGAGCTGGGCGGGGTTGGGGTCTTTGCCTTCTTCTATTGCTTCACAGGCGCGGTCGATGAGGAGGCCAAGCATTTTGTGGAGCTTGTCGTGTGATTGGGTTTGTACTTCTGTCCAGGTTTCGCGGCGTTCTGTCCACTCCCCTTCTTGGGCCCAGGTGCGGAGTGTGCGGTCGCTGACGTCGAGCTTTTCGGCGATGGCTTCGAAGGTGAGGCGCTCTTGGACGTAGAGCCGCTGGGCTTCGGTGTAGTATTCGGGCTTTTTGGCCATTAGTCGTAGAGTTCGGCGTTGAGGCTGTCGGCGTCGCTGTTTGCAAGCCGCAGGGCTGTTACGGTGGTGTGCAGGCTTTTGGCGGCGTGCAGGATGGCGTCGATGTCGAGCTGGGCGAGGTTGTGCTTTATGGAGATGGTTTTCATTTCGATGATGACGGCTTCGTTTGCGGCTTGGGCTTGAAGCGTGTTGATTTTTTGGCGGAGCTGCTGGAGCTGGCCAAGTTTCATTTGTCGGGCGAGGCTCATTGTTTGTATTCCTGATTTATGTGGTGGATGCAGCGGTCACGGTCGTGGCCGTCGTGCTTTTTGAAAAGGTCGCGGAATGCCTGGTCATAAGAGGTTTGCATGGTTTTGATACGTTCAACGAGTCGAGTGATGACGTGGATTTGTTCTCGACTGTCGGTCATCACGCTGGTGAGTATGGTGTAGTTTTTTTCGATCAAGCTGGTGAGCATCTCTTTGTCGGCGCTGTCTTTCAGCTCTCGTAACCTGAGTTCGGTTGCCCATTTGGTTTGGTCGCTGGTGATCCAGCGGCGGACTATGACGCTAAAAATAACGAGTGCGCCGAAAAGGAGTACGGCGATGCCGAGCTGTAAGGCGAGTTCCGTAAAGCCTGTGGTTGTGAATTCGTTCATAGCTTGTTGTTGCTGGATTGTGGTTTTCATTCAAGGTAGGGGGTTTGTTTGGCTGATGTATGGAGAGGGTTATCCTAAAAGGAGTTCCCGGATATGGTACATGCGGTTTTTGCCGTTTGTGGGGGGTAGATTTCTTTTTTTTGAAGGGGTGACGGGGCGGGATTCAATCAGAGATTTAGTCATTAAACAGCGATTCAATGGGCTTTAAACGGCATAAGATTTTTGCGAGCGGGGTACACAAGAGTGATGTTGCGCCGGTGTGGCCTGCTGAGAGGGTGGCGGGGGTGCTGGCGGCAACGAGGGAGCATAGCCCTGAGCGTATTCCGTATACGTACCGGCATCCAGAGAACTCTTTACCGGTGCTTGGTTACACTGACCGGTCGAGTGTTGAGTTGTTTGAGGAGCACGGGCGTACTTATCTGACGGCTCAGCCGGCGGATTTTGCGAAGGAGTGGATTGCGAGTTTGAAGAGGACGGGGTTTGATAAGGTGAGTATCGGGCTGGGCAAGCTTGGTGAGATTGTGCATATCGGGATGACGGACTCCCCTGCGGTTTCGGGGCTTGGGCTGGCGTTTGAGGCGTCGAGTAAGGTGCCGAAGGTTTGTGTTGAGGAGGTTGAGTTTGAGGCTGCGGAGTTGTCGAGCCTTGATGAGGTGTTTGGTGTGAGCTGGAAGTGGCAGTTGCAGAGCTGGATGGATGATGTTTCCAACTTGTTCCAGAAGCTGCGTGACCGGGAGATTGAGTTGAACGGTGTTGAGGCGGCTGATAAGTTTTTGCCGTCGTATGTCATGGATTTTATTAAGAGGCCGTTGCCGCCTGATGAGGATCAGGGGGATGAGGGCCCGGTATCAGATAACCCATCATTTGAAAGTGGTATGAGTGTAGAGGATAAGGCGGAGCTGGAGCGGTTGCGTGGTGAGAATGCTGCGTTGTTGCAGAGGCAGGCTGCGGAGGAGGCGTTGCGTGTTCAGGGTGAGATTGCGGGGTTTTGTGCTCAGTACCCTGCGGTGGTGACGCCTCGCATAATTGATACGATTACTGCCGTCTTGCTTGATTTGCATGGTGCTCAGCCTCGTCAGTTTGCGGTTGAGGGGATGACTGTAGAGAAGACAAGCTTTGAGGCTTTCAAGGAGCTGATTGCTGGTGCCAAGCCGCAGATTGTGTTTGAGGAGGTGGCGACACACGGTAATGCTGTTCCGGATGAGGGTGGTGCGGCTGGTGTTGATCCGGTGATAACGACGCTGCAGGCGCAGTTTGAGGCGGCAAAGGCCGGAACGGCATAACTCGGGGATAAGGCTGGAAACAGATTTTTCGGGTCAGATTGATTAACGATTATAACTAAAACGATTATGGGTTTACTGTACGAGGTTTCGGCAAGCGATGATCTTTCACGGCTTGTACTTGACAATATCCGGATTTCTGCACCGCTGCTGGATTATGTCCATTTCTTTTATTCACCGGGCGGTACGGCCAAGGTGCGAACGGATGCTAATGTTAACACCGCAGCGACGTTCCGTACCATAGGTTCCGATTATGCTTCCCCTCTTGCCGTTGCGCCTTCGTATGCCAATTATTCGCTGACCACGCTGGGCAGGGCAATGCGCCTTGATGTGGGCTATGAGGAGGAGGGTGGCGACATCCCTTCCGAGATGAGGCGTGAATTGGCGTCGTTTGGGCTTACGCTTGGTCGCAATATCAATGAGTTTTTGGTGGTTGGCGATTCCACCCAGACGCCGGTACAGTTTAACGGCCTGAAGAAGACGGTTGCGGCTCTTGCTGCAAGCCAGACGCTGACCAATATGGGGACGAATGGTACGCAGATACTGGCGGGTATCAGTGATGCGGCTGTATCGAGCCAGATGAAGTTTAAGGAGGCGTTGCAGCAGTTGATCATGAGCGTTGCGTTTGGCGCGCAGTGCCTGGTGATGAATAGCCTGGTGTGGGCTCGGCTTAGTTCGTTTGCGGCTGCGGAGTGCGATTCGACGGTTGACCAGTACGGCAGGCTTATCAATACGTTTAATGGTGTGCCGGTGGTTCATGCGGGGTTCAAGTTTGATGGGACGGAAATTATCCCACAGACGGAGACCAAGGGCACCAGTACGGATTGTTCAAGTGTGTATGCGTTCCGGTCTGGTGCCAAGGAGTTCTTTTCGATGATGACGACGAAGAACGGGCTGAAGGTTTACCCGATGACGAAAGTGGGTAACTTTTATGAGCAGCTTGTTGAGTTGCGGACTGATTCGCAGGCGCTGAATGTGCGCAGTGTTTCGGTGCTTCCTGGTGTGAGGCTTGGCTGATGCTGTATTGTGATCTGACATATCTGCAGGGGGTGATGCCTCTGCAGAAGATTCTTGAGTGCTGTGATGATTTCAGGACAGGCTTGTTTGATGCCGATGTGCTCTTGAATCTGGAGGCGGTGAACAAGTCGGCTGTAGCTGATGTGCACCTCTATTGCCGTGGCCTCTATACGGTGCCGTTTGATCCTGTGCCGGATGAGATTCGGGAGCTCACAGCTCAGCTTATGCGGTGCCAGCTTTATATGCGCCGAACGGTGGAGGAGGTTCCGGAGGCGATTATGAGGCAGCACAAAATGCTGCTTGAGAAGCTGAAGGCGATTACGGGTAATACGTTCCGTCTTGATGCGGGTGCGGATGCGGTTGCTGCTGCGCAGGGGCCAAGGGTGAATTATACCAGGCATCGGTTTCGCCAGGGATTTATGGGAGGGTTGCTTGATGATGATTACCTGTTTCCGGAGTTTGAGGATGAGGCGCTGTGAAGGGCCTCTGATGGCACTGGAATTGTTGGGAGTGTTCGTATTCATTTGATGGGGTGTTTTTGCCTGCTAAAGTATCATTTAACGCGATTAAACGGGGTTTTGAGGTGACAGGTAGCGGATTGAGGGCTGGCGAGGGGTGTTTTCGTCTGATCAGGGCGTTTGAGGGGTTACGGATTGCGGCTTATGTATGCCCTGGGGGGATAGTGACGATTGGGTATGGGCATACGGGTGACGATGTGATGGAAGGTCAGACGATTGATGTGGATCGGGCTGAGGAACTTCTTGCGCTTGATGTGCTGAGGTTTGAGACTGCGGTCAATGAGTTGGTGATGGTGCCGATGACACAGGGTATGATGGATGCGCTGATCAGTTTTGCGTTTAATCTTGGGGTTCAGGCTCTGAAGGGTTCGACGTTGCTGAAAAAACTTAATGCTGATGATAAAGAGGGTGCTGCGAATGAGTTTTTGAAGTGGAACAAGGCAAGGGGGAAGGTGCTTGGTGGCTTGGTAAGACGGCGTATGGCGGAGCGTGAGATTTTTTTGTCGTAAGGAACTGAAATTTTTAAAGGGGTTAACGGAGTGTGATTATGGAGATGTTTGGTGTGAGTTTTGGGCCTGTGGCGGCGGTGGTTGTGCCGGCTGTGGTGATTGCGGGGGCGTCGATTGTTGATGCTCTGGTGCCGACTCCGACGAAGGGGTCGGTGCTGTGGTATGTGAAGGTGGTGGTTGGATGGCTGGCGGTGAATGTTGGGAATGCGAAAAACGCGAAGTAAATGGCTGCATTGCTGGTAAAGATTCTGGAGGTGCTGCTTGGTGCGATGATGTCGCCGTCGGTTTTGCCGTTGTTGCGTGCTGCTTTCCGGGCGGTCATGGCGGATGAATTGGTTAATGCTCCAAAACGAGGGGAAGATGATGATAAGTTTGAGCAGAAGATTGTTGAATCGGGGATGGTGGATGTGCCTCTTCCTGGTCGCCACCCTGACGATTAACGGGTGCGGAGAGTCGAAGATTCTGGTTGCGCCGGGTGAGACGACCAGCGTTGCCCGTTTGGGCAAAACAATTAAAAATTGTCCTGTGTGGCTACCGTCTCCGGATAAGAAGGGTTGGGTGCCGGCGAAAGCGGATATCGCGGAGGGGACGTGGATTAATTTTAGTCCGATGGGCAGGTGATGAGTAGCAGGATTGTAACGGTCGAGGAGTCGATCAAGGAGCGTCTTGGAGCTGACCTTGAGGGCATTGCGCCACTTGAGCGCTCGATGAGAAAGGTTGATGGTCAGCAGGTGATGGTTCCGCTGCTGGTGGAGAGTTTCCCGAATAAGCTGACGGCGATGAAGTTGAAGACGTTGTCGGCGGTGGGTGCTGTTTTGGTGCGGTATATGGGTAGCCGGTATGGACCGCCGGTGGGGATAGAACAGGAGCGGGTGCTGGAGTTTGAGGTTGTGGTTGTTTCGGATTCGCTTAGGGCGGAGGATGCACATGTAGGGTGTTATGAGATGCTTGATTTGGCGCTTGAGCGACTGATTGGGTTTAAGCCGGTGGATTGCCGTGGTGGTATTGAGCTTTTGGGGGATCAGTTTCTTGAGGAGCTTGAGGGGACGTGGCAGTATGGTGCGCAGGTGAGGGTTAAGTCGGTGATGGTGCAGCCGGTGATGACGGAGTCGGAGGATTTGACGTTGCCGCTTTTGGTTAGTGTTGTGGATGATAAACTTTAAGGGATAAGATATGCCTACTTTTTTGCATGGGGTTGAGACGGTCACGACGTATACGGGGGCGACGTCGATTCAGGTGCCGGGTACGAATGTGATTGGTATCCTTGGGTTGAACGGTGTGGGGTCAACCTCGGCAACACCTGCTGACCTTGGAATCCCAAAGCTGATTTTGCCGTCGCAGACGCTGGATAGCCAGGGGCTGCTTCCGACTTGGACGGTGTATAAGGCAATTAAAACGATTTTTGAGATTTCGTCTCCGCTGGTGATCTGGATTCCGTGTGGTGAGGCGACGGTTTCGTTGATACAGGGTGCCGACAAGTTCAGGCTGGCGCTGGGGATGTTTGGGTTTAGCCCTAAGATTTTGCTTTGCGCTGAGTCGGCTACGAGTCCGAATCCGAGTTTACTGGCGGTTGCGGCAATTTTGCGGGCGATGGTGTTGGTGCCGATTGCTGCGGCTTCGGTTGCTGCCATGGTGACGGCGCGGGCAACGTTTGCGGATGCGCGGTATGTGCTTTGTGGCCATAATGTGACGTCGATCAGTTTGGCTGCTGCGGTGCCTTCGACGTGGATTATGGCGGGTGTGATGGCTCGGACGGATGATGATCCGTCGATGGGGTTCTGGTTTTCGCCTTCGAATAAGCCTGTTACGACGTTTAATGCGCTTGACCTGAAGTTGACGTCAAGTTTGACGGATTCGTCGAGTGATGTGAATACGCTGAATGCTGCGGGGATCTGCACGTTTTATAATTCGTGGGGGACGGGGTTCCGGACGTGGGGGAACAGGAATGCGTCGTTCCCGGTTTCGTCGGGGATAGGTACGTTTATTTCGGTGCAGCGGACGGCTGATGCTATTGCGGATGCGATTGAGGCGGCTTCGCTGACGTATATCGATCGGCCGATCAATAAGGCGTTGATTGATACGATATTGGAAAATATCAATGCGTTTTTGCGGCGCCTTATCGGGCTTGGCGCTTTGGTGGATGGGAGTGCTTCATTTGAGACTCTGAAGAATCCGAATGATCAGATTGCTAATGGACAGTTGGTTATCAGTTATCAGTTTGTACCTCCGCCGCCATTGGAGAGGCTTACGTTTGTGAGCTTCCTGAACATCAATCTTTTATCATCCTTAACGACGGGGGCATAATGCCGGTTGCAATACAGAAAATTACGAACGGTAACCTCTACCTGGACGGTGAGAGTTTTATGGGCCGTTCGGAGGAGATTACCCTGCCGAAGATCGAGACGAATTTTACGGAGCATAAGGGGTTGGGGTTGCATGGTACGCTTGAGTTGCCGGGCGGATTGAAGGCCATGGAGGCGAAGATCAAGTGGGGCAATGTGTATACGGAGGTGATGCGCAAGGCTGCGAATCCTTACAAGGCCAGGATGATTATGGTGCGCTCCTCTGCTGAGATTTTTACCAGCGCGGGGCGGATTGCTGAGTTCCCATGCGTGACGATCATGAACGGGTTTTTCCGGAACATCGATGCCGGAACCTATGCCCAGAATATTGCCGTCAATCTGGAAACTGATCTATCGGTGCATTATCTGAAGATTATTCATGCGGGTGTGGTGATCCTCGAAGTTGATGTGATGAATAATATTTACCGGGCTGAGGGTAGTGACTTGCTGTTGAATTATAAACTTAATGTGGGGATTTGATTATGGCTGATGAGACGGTGGTGAAACCGGATGTGTTGAGTGATGGGTCTACGATTGACGTGCGGAAGCTGCTGGGGAAGGATTTGTTGCAGGCGCAGGTGATTTGCCAGGGGAATCCGCAGGCGTTGACGCTGGCTATGACGGCGATGGCGTGCAGAAGGAATGGTGTGCAGGTTTTGTATGAGGATTTGCTTGAGGAGGATGCGTTTGTGGTGATGGAGATGATGGGGCTGGTGATGGGCGGGAAGGCGGAAAATTTTCCCTCTGTGACGCCCGGAGTATTGTCCATTACCGGCACGTCACAGGGGCAAGC